GTCAAGGAGGTTATCAACCTTGTAAGCAATCCAAACTTTACGGATACGGGAAGTGAGCTTGTAACAAATGGAGATTTCACAAGCGGTTCAACAAGTTGGACTGTTGATACTGGAGGAACGGACACAGTAACTTTCGCGACAAATCAATGCCAAATTATTTCAGATGGAGTGTCGGGGGCTACTGGGATTATTCAAGGTAGCATTTTATCAATTGAAAAGTCTTACAAAGTAACTATTGATGTAGCTTCAAACACAAACAAGTTCAAAATAATACTTGGTGGTGGTTCAATAGAAGTTACTGGAACTGGTGTTCAAACGTTTTACGGAGTGGGGGCTGGAACAGCTTTATATATTTATCGAATAGTCGGTGAAGCTGTCGATGTAGTATTAAATAGCGTATCCGTTAAAGAACTCGGTGCGGATTGGTCTTCGGTGGATGGAGCTATTGATAGTTATGACGAAAATGGAGTAACGATAACAAGTATAACTGGAAGCGGTAGCAATAGACTGCGCCAAGATAGTGTAACGGAGGATGGAAAATCGTATAAAGTAACTTATACAATCTATACCACATCGTATAGTACTGGTACTATATTAAAATATTATTATGGAGCTGGGTATGTCGAGTTGCCAGAACAAGGAGCTGGAACTCATACGTTCTACTACACAAGGGAAGGAACAAACGATAATTGGTATTTTACATTGTCAAGTTCTGCAACTGGCTCTACAACCGACTTTGTAACTATAAGCAATCTGACAGTCCAAGAACTCGGAGAGGGGTGGACACTTGGAACAAGTTGGAGTATTGGCGATGGCGTTGCAACACTTTTGAATGGGACTGGTTCTGTCGATTCTCAGATACTATCTACAACGGTATTAAATACATCAAAAAGTTACGTATTAAAATATACAATATCTAATTTTATAGAAGGGGAATTGGCAATGGTAACGGGGAATATTCCAATTCCTTCAACAGATGGTAATCAAGAAGTTTACTTTACAAATCAATCACATATCAAACTAAAAAGATATGCGGGGCAAACAACATCACTAACTATCACAAACATCTCAGTTCAGGAGCTTGACCCGAATGGATATTGGACGTTAGGAACGGGGTGGTCGATAGGTGACACTAAAGCTATCTCTACCGTTACAGGTTCAAATTCAGACATAACGCAAAGCATACTTACCGCAGGGAAAACATACCGCACGGTTTACGAAATCGTTAACTACACCGACGGAACGGCACAAGCTATTGTAACGGGTTCAGACGGTTCGGATGCCGTAGCACTTGGAACATACACCGAAGACCTAACGACTACGGGAACGGATTTCTCTATACGCAGCAAACTTGGAACTTTAGACGGTGCGGTTTCTTCTGTTTCTGTGAAACAATTAGGAACATACGAAGACCAAAGTATCTACGTTACCGCCGCAGACGTTCAAACTATTGCACAAGCGAGTGTTTATTACTTAGTAGAATTAACTTCTATGGGTTCTAAAAATAGTCTATACTTCCTTCCATCTTCCGTAGTACCAAACAACGGACGCTATACGAAGTTGAATTTTACCGTGATAAGTAAAGACGCACTACCACAACCTACCGTAGGGATCATATCCTTTTACGATTCTGTAGGAGGCTTAGATACCTACCCGATGGGGTTCTATGAGTTTAAAATCTACGAGCAAACAAGCTCTACGAACTTAGACCCGCTTTTATCTACTGGACTTTTAGAGAAGGGTTTCGCCTTCGTTCGTGATTTTAGTGGTAATATGCAAGAACTTACCGACGGCTTCAAAGAATACAACCCCGCCTTAACACAATACGTTTACTCCAAATGAAGAAACAAAACTTTTCCGTACTAAATTACGGTAGCACAGAAATACCTTTGTTCGCTGAGAAGCAAGGACAAGAGTGGGTAGATTACGGCATAGATAACCTTTACGGCGAATATTTGCGCGACCTCTTCCTTTCGAGTAGTACACACGGCGCAATCGTTAACGGTGTCGCGGATATGATTTACGGTGGTGGTTTAGATGCTACCGATAGGGAAGACAACGACCAAAAGAAGGAACAATGGATTCGCCTTCAAGACCTCTTAAACAATAGTGACGATAGCTTATTGCAAAAGATGGCTTTTGATATTAAACTTTACGGTATGGTTTACCTTAATGTTATTTGGAATCGGGCAAGAACTCGTATCGGAGCAATTAAACACCTACCCGTTCACACGATGCGTAGCGGTGTCGCGGATTCTGACGGGGTTGTAAGCCATTATTATTACAAGTACGATTGGAAAGACCGAAGAGAAGAAGGGAAGGTCTTAAACGCCTTCTCTATGGACGATAGAACGGAGGCTTCTACGTGCTTTCAAATCAAACGATATTCTGTAGCACAACATTTTTACGCCGTTCCTGACTATGTCGGAAGTACAAACTACATTGAGTTAGACCGCGAGGTTTCTACGTTTCATTTGAACAATATCCGTAGAGGGTTTTTCCCTTCTATGTTATTGAGCTTTAAAAATGGCGTACCTACGGAACAAGAGAGGGTTCAAATAGAGAGTAAAGTAGTAGAGAAGTTTACGGGTGCGGATAATGCGGGTCGTATCCTTATCACGTTTAACGATGGTGACGAAACCGCGCCAGAGTTTACACCTATCGACACGAATGGGGCGGATACTATGTACGAGTTCCTTTCAAAGACGGTAAGTGAAAAGATATTAACAGGACATCGTGTAGTAAGTCCGTTATTATTTGGCGTTCGTGGGGGTGAAGGGTTTGGATCAAATGCCGACGAGATACGAGATTCATACAGCCTTTTCAACAATACCGTTATAGCACCTTTTCAAGATATTCTCTTGAAGGCAATGGGTAAGTTATTTGCGGTTAATGACATCGAATTAGATATTTACTTTATCACGGCTAAACCCGCAGATTTCTTAAACCTGGACGTTATAGAAACTTTAGACGAAGGGGAACAAGAGAAAGAGGGCGTAGAATCCCCACAAGAAGAAGGGGTAGTAGTAGCTGAAACAACCGACGAAGTGGCAGCACCCGCCGACAATCAAGCGTCTTACAACGGCGCACAAATTACTTCGGCACTTGACATTATCGTTAAGGTAGGTGAAGGATTGTTAACGTCAGAACAAGCTATTGTATTCTTAATTCAGATGTTACAATTCGAACCATCGGTAGCGGAGGCGTTATTTACTGAGGGGGAAGATGCGGTAGAGAAAGTCGAAGCGGCTAAGTTTTCCAAGCTACCTAAAAAGATACAATTAAAGGTAGCTAACGAGTTGATAGAATTAGGGGAAGATGAAGCAGACATACTTAAAGAATACGCTATAATAGATTCCCGTAAAGTTGACTACGATAAAGAAGAAAAGTTTGATGCTATGTGGACGTTTGCCAAAACTCCAAGTAGTAAACCACAAGCGAAAAGCGAACAAGATACCGAACTAATAAAAGTACGCTACGTTTACACACAAGGTAACTTCGCAAACGTAGGAAAGTCGCGTGAGTTCTGCGATAAAATGATGGCGGGAGGTAAGACTGAAAACGGCTTAAAGACAGGAGGTCGTGTATTTAGAAAAGAAGACATAATCTTCGCGGGGGATAGGGCGGTTAATCCTGGTTGGGGTCCTTATGGGGCAAACACTTATAGTATTTGGTTAGCGAAGGGCGGCGCACTCTGCAGACATTTTTGGACTAGACAAACCTATCTAAAAAAGAACAACAAGAAAGTAACCGTTAACGAAGCTAAAAGGATTATTCGCACAAATAGCGGGGATTCTTTAGAAGATAACGATAAGCGAGTAGCACAAGCACCGAGAACGTGGACGGATAAGGGATTCGTTAACCCTAAATTAATAAATGAATACAAATGAGTCAAGCACTTTTCGTTTCCGCAAATAGATTAAAGCGCGACACCGCTATAGGTGGTTCTGTCGATGACGATTTAATACGCCCATACGTTTATATGGCGCAACAAAGATGGATTCTTCCCGTACTGGGAACGAAGCTCTACAACAAGATTAGCGATGACATAGACGCGGGAACGATTACGGGGGATTATGAAACACTTTTAAACGAGTACATCATACCTTCTACCGTACAATACTCTTTCGTTCAGTTAGTGCCTTTCTTACGGCTTAGATTCGTTAACAACGCCGTTGTAGTTATGAACTCGGAACAAAGTTCTGCGGCTACCTACGACGATTTAAAACCGTTGATGGATCAAGCTTTGGATATGGCTACTTTCTACCGTGAAAGGTTGATAGATTACATTTGTAATAACTCGTCTTTGTTCCCTGAATACAATTCAAATACAGGTGCAGACCTTTCGCCTACGCAAAACAACTACACCCAGGGTATGAATTTAAACTTTGGGAATGTCGATTTACGTTACAAAGCGTTTTTAACAGGTGCGGGAATTAGATGGTAAATAAAAAAAGATATGCTCCGAGTTTACAAAACGAAGAGAAACTTAAAGAATTTTTAGATGGCAAACAAGAAAATAACCGAATTAACGGAACTAACTTCGGCAGCGTCAGACGATGTCCTGGCAATTGTATCTGTAGCGGGAACTGCGGTAACAAAGAAGATAACGGTAGCTAACTTAACGGGTGGTGGTGGGTTATTAACCCAAGTCGCAACCGTTGTAACTAACGCGGAGGTGCTTACTATGCTACATAGTGACACCCCAATAACTTTAGTAGATAGAATCGCGGGACAAATAATCGTCCCCGTTGGAATTACTATAGTAGCTACGGCGGCGGGAACGGCAGAACCTTCAAGTAGAAACTTAAATTTCGGGTGGGATGCATCAACGTCAGGAACGGCAGATAATTTTGTGGGAGTTAGAAATATGATGAGTGGGATATCGGGTGGAGTTGTTCAGTCTCAAAGCGTTTCACCCTTTGCAAACGCCTGGACAACGGCATATCCAGGCGACGCTACATACAAAAAACTTCAAGCGTGGAGTACGGTACAATTTACGGGCGGTTGGGATATGGTTATTTATACCACGTACTACACAATCACAACATAATGGAAAGCGGGAAACTTTGGAGCATAAATTTTTTATGGACGGGATGGGCTTACGGAATGATTAGCGAAAACCTAACTCTAACACTTGGAATAATAGGTGGTATTACTTTAATATGGCTTAATATCGAAGGTATTATTACACACCGAAAGAATCGAAAATGAGGGAAATTAAATCTGTTGTTCTACATTGTACGGCTACACCTTTAGACCGAGCTTTAACCGTTAAAGAAATACGTAAGTGGCACGTAAACGAAAGGGGTTGGTCTGACATAGGCTATCACTTTGTAATCCACCAAGACGGTACAATAGAAAAGGGAAGGCATATCGACAAAGTTGGCGCACACACTTGGGGTAATAATTATGGAAGTATCGGGGTGGCGTATTGTGGGGGAGTAGTGAAAAAGGTGAAGAAGTCTTTAGACAAAGAAAAGCCTAAGTCAAAGACTACGTTAGTGTCTAAGGATACTATGACGAAAGAACAAGTAAACGCATTTCGAAATCTGTTTGAGATGTTAGAAGTTATATTTGGTGAATTAAAATTAAGCGGTCACAACGACCATAACAAAGCTAAAGAATGCCCTGGGTTTAATATGCGGGATAAATTTGGCGATTTAATAAATAGATAATATGGAATTTTTAACTACAAATTGGGTTGAGCTTTTATTGGCTCTTATTACTTTTTTCGGTACTTACACGGCGTTAACGGAAACAACTAAAGATGACAGGATACTTGATGTTATCAAGCGGATACTTAGCGCGGTTGTTCTTGGACGTAATAGATGAAGACGGTTTTAGCACTTTTATCGAAGTTAGATTTGACGGAGATATTTCGTGACAAAGGAGGACTGCGTAAGTGGTCAGCAAAAAGAACCATCGGGGGGATAATTGTAACCTATGCACTTGCATCAATGGACGGGGCGATAGAATGGAAGGGGGTGGTGTTATGTGGCGTGGGTGTTCTTCCACTATGTTTAAGTTTCTTTGAAGGACGTTAGACCAAGACTAAAAGGGAACAAGCTTAAAGCGTTCCAACACCTGACTAAAAAGGAAAGGCGTATTCTTGTCGTCGGTGATTTACATTGCCCTTTCGATTTAGACGACTACCTAAAGTTTATAGTAGACACTTACGAGAAGTGGAACTGTAACCAAATTATACAAATTGGTGACTGTCTAGATAACCATTATAGCTCGTTTCATCCAACGGATGCGGATGGCTACGGAGGTGGTGAAGAATTAGATAGAGCGATTGCAAGACTTTCAAGATACCGTGATGCGTTTGCTAAGATTTGTGATAAGCCAGTTGATATTTTGGTGGGCAATCACGATAGGATAATAATGCGCAAGGCGTTCGATTCGGATATTCCCGCCCGATGGATCAAATCATATAATGAAGTCTTAGGTACGAATTGGAATTGGGTAGATAGAATCGTTTACGATGGCGTTCAGTACGTTCACGGCGAAGGTGGAACGGCAAGAACCAAAGCTAAGAACGATATGCAATCTACGGTTCAAGGTCATATCCATACACAATTTTACACCGAATATATGGTAGGTAGAAACTTCGCTATCTTCGGAATGCAAGATGGATGCGGTGTTGATGCTTCTACTTATGCCGCAGCATACGCAAAGAACTTCAAGAAACAAGCTATCGGATGCGGTGTTGTTATAGGCGGTCACACCGCTATTAATATACTTATGCCTTTAGGCGAAAAAAAAGCGAAAGAAAGTAGAGTGCTATAACCTACCCTTTAACTTCCTTTGCTCTTCTTTGGGTTTGAAAACCCCCCACTTCCAATGAGAAAAAGCGGGGGGAGAAATCAACTATTAAAAAATATAACGACGCTAAGATACAACACTTTCTTCCATTTTCTGAATAGCTTTAAAGATTTCGTGTGCTACTTGTGGAACTATGGCGTTTCCGTAGGCTTTAATACTTTCTTTTCTCCACTTTGGAAAGGTGATAGAGTCCAGTTCTTGGGGAATCCCATCATCTCCTCCACAAATAGGGGGTTGAGTTGGGAAGTTTTCCCAGTTACCTCCCAATCTATCGGGGTCGGGAGCATCCCCATCGCTGCAAAGTGATCCAAATACAAAGCTCTCTTTTCTCCCCCGTATTTCTTTTGCCGTTTCTGACATTCCTCTAACGTCCTTTCTCGTGCTTGTGATGTCGGTGTCGGAAGTAGTCCTAACTTCTGCATTGTTGGAGGGTACTCCGACATTATCTCTTGCGCCAATGTTCCCGAATCTCCTGACGTTGGATTCTTCTTCCCGCTTGTTACTTCCCCGTCCATTTTTGTCGGTGTTTTTAGCAACGAACCAAATTCTATCCCTTCGGTGGGGTGCGTTTTTACCCGCAGCTGGAAGTATAAACGGTGTGACTTCGTAGCCTTCATTTTCCAAGTCAGCGCACACCTCCTCGAATACCAATCCCCCTGACCAATTAAGTAGTCCGCGTACGTTTTCGCCCACAATGTAGCGTGGGGAAATCTCTTTAATGATTCTAAGCATTTGCGGCCAGAGGTGGCGGTCATCTTCCGTTCCTTTTCTAAGTCCAGCGTTTGAGAATGGTTGACAGGGGAATCCTCCTGTGAGAATATCAATTCGTCCAGAGTAGTTTGATGCGTCAAAGGTTTTGATGTCTTCATAAAGTTTTGAATTTGGGAAATGGTGTTTTAATACTTTCTGACAGAATGGATCGTATTCACAATGGAAGACGTTTTCCCACCCCATCCATTCAGCAGCTAAGTCAAACCCACCTATCCCGCTAAAGAGTGATCCGTGAGTCATAATAACAAAGTGTATTCAGCAACTTTTGTAGTACTTCCGTATCGGTTAGGAACTTGGATGTTTTTAGTAGAGAAAAAATGTCCGTCTTTTTTTAACCTGAAGACTGAATCTGCGAGTCTGGTATTTCCTAAATCTCGGATAGCTTCTAAAGATGTAATCGTCTTATGAGTTTTTAGATAGTCTAAAAGTCTGCTTGTGTGTGTCTGCTTCATGTTATGAAAATTGAAATGTTAAAAGAATTGAATAGTAACAAGCGATAGCTATAACCCAAAAAGCTATCGTGATTCGTTTATGAGTGGGAGAAGATGGGTCGTAATTCATTTTTGCAATGTTCTAAATAGTATCTGTTGAGGTTTAGACTTCACTAACTCCACACCTCTATAGAAAGTTAAATAAATCTCGTTGTCTTCTTCGCTTAACTTTCCCGTGTAGAAGTCTTTTTTATCTACACCTCCACAAGCGATTAATAACATACAATGGAAGCGACAGAACTCACCCGTATTAAAGTGATGCCAGTAGGTTATTTCTTCGATAACTTGTCTGTGTTCCCGCGCTTTTTTAAAGTGGATAAAAGAAGGGGAATCCCCCCAACCAACATACGCACCATCTACTTTAGCAGTTACAAGCTTGTTAAAGGTACTTGCGAGGTCTTCTGCGGTACTATCTTTGAAAGTTAATGCCGTACTATTAACGTCAAAAGTTATGCCCTTACAGACCGTCTTACGTCCGTTGCCGTCTATAGTGTTCATTTTAGCCTTGTGTATAGTAGTGTCTTTAAATCTTCTTCGCTGAGCTTATTGTAAATCTCAAAGAGTGTATTGCGG